CGATCTGGAGAGAGGCAGTTCCAGAGGGTTACTTTCAAACACGGGTCTCTGTGACCTTTGAATTCATCGAGGAACTCTGACCATGGCAACACTTCGAGGCGAATCTGGTTCAGTTGAATTTGAGACCGGTGGCGGCAGTCTCGCCACTGTTGTCGGCACTCGTAGCTGGAGCCTGTCAATCACTAAAGAAACCCTGGACACTTCAGTCCATGGGAACACTTTCCGCCAATTTGTTGGCAGCATGATTTCCGGCTCTGGAACAGTTGAGCTGGTCTATGACCCAGACGCAACGGGCCAAGCCGCTTTTGTCGAAGACATCGTTAAGGCAAACGATGCCGCTGATGCTTCGTTTGAGTTGTTTACTACCGGCAACACAAACGGCACTGATTCGGTTGCCTTTGGCGGGATTATTACTGACATGGAAATCACCTCAACTGTTGGTGAGCTAGTTATTGTTAGCTGCAACTTTATTACTAGCAGCACCATCACTTCTAACCTTGAGTGATGAGGCTATAGTTAAGATGACAAATCTGTCATCTAAATGCCTGCTGGAAATCGCACCGTTGATCTGCTGGTTGGGGCGTTTGACCTCAACCAGCGTCGCAAGTTTGAACTAAAAAACGCTGAAGGCAAGAAAGTTGTCGATCTGTTTTTTAAACCGATCACACGCGCTGACCGTAAAAAAGCGCAAAGCCTTTCTGGTACGGACGAAGCATTAGACATCAGCACGCAGATGCTGTGCCAGATGGCAGAGCTTGAAGACGGGACTAAGGCTTTTGCTTCTGCTGATGCCCCCAAGCTTCAACGGCAGTTGCCTGAATCTGTATTAAACGAGCTTGAGCTGTTCTTATTTGGCCTTGGTGAAGAGGCTGATCTTGAAGAAGCAAAAAACGACTAAAGCAGGACAGTTGGCTCAATTTTGAGTTTTTCTTGTGCTGCGAATTGGGGATGACTCTTAGCAGGCTTCGCACGGAACTAACCGATGCGGAGCTAGTGCATTTTGCTGCGTACTACGAATTAAAGGGTGAACGGGAAAAGCAGGCAATAGATCGCGCGAAGCAACAGCGGCGGTAAGCTGGGACAAGTTAACTGGCTGATGTGACCACAGTCCTTACAGCCAAGTTTGATTTTTCTCAGCCAAAGTCTGCCATTAAGGGGACGCAGGCTCAGGTTGACCAGTTAAAAAATAAAGCCAAAGGCGCACAAGGCGCATTAGACAATGCGGCTAAGTCTGCAAAAGGTGCAGGCGCTGCGTCTGCGTTTTTTGGCAAAGCGGCAAAGGGAGCGGTTCCAGGTGTTGCGGCCCTGGGCACTGCTTTAAAAACAGCTTTAGGGCCCATCGCTTTGCTGACATCAGCGGCGGGTGTTCTTACTTCTGCATTTTCGACGTTGGCCCAGCAAGACTTTGCGGAAGCCAAAGTGCGTTCGCTTGGTGTCAATAGTGAGGAATTGAAGGCCCGTTTAAGTGATGTGAGCCGTGAGCTGTCGGGCCAGGCAAGTGTTGTCGAGCTAACTGGCGCGGCCTATGACGTGGCTTCGGCGGGTTTTACGAATGCGGCAGATGCAGCAAACATTCTTAAGGCGGCCAGCCTGGGCGCAACAGGCGGATTCAGTGACATCAACACGGTCGGTGATGCCACGACATCTGTCCTAAACGCCTACGGCTTAGAGGCAGACAAGGCGGCCAAGCTTGTTGATGGATTTATCCAGACGCAAAACGACGGCAAAATTGTTATTGGCGAATATGCGGCAAATATTGCGAAAGTGGCCCCAGTGGCGGCTGCCCTTGGTGTTCCGTTAGAGGAGGTCAACGCTGCAGTGGCCCAGATTACCGCTGGTGGTCAAGGCGCAGAGGTCACCTTCACGGCACTTAAAACAGCCTTCGCCCAAGTAGCTGCGGGAAAGGTTGGCAATGAGTTTAAAAAATTTGGAGTAGAAATCAACGCATCGACCCTCAAGTCTGATGGCCTTGCAGGCACGCTTGAAAAGATCAAAAAATCTGGCGCTGATGCTGGCACCATCCTCAAGGCGTTTGGCACAGAGGCAGGCCCTTCAATCCTGGCCCTGCTAAACGATACGGACAAATACAACAAGCTTTTAGAGAACCAAAAGAACTCGCAGGGTAAAGCGGCAGAGGCAGCCTTTGAGGCCAGTAACACAATTAACGGTGCCCTTAAGCGATTGCAAACGGCTTTTACAAATATCTTTGCTGATGGCTCAGAGCTTGGCGTGTTGCTGAAAGGTACATTCCAGGTGGCAGCGGTAACTGTTGAGGTTTTAGGTGCGGCTCTTAAAATATCTATGGCCCCGCTTAGGGCGATCTTTTCGATTATTGGGGAAATCGGAAAAGCGATTAGTGAAGCATTAGGAATGAAAGGCGTCAATGTTGCCTTTGAACTAGAAAAAGGATTTCAAAAGTTCTTAGGAGTTCTGCAAACAATTTCCAATGTTGCGATTGGAGTAGGCAAAGTAATAGGTCAAGTTATTGGTGGTGCGATTGGCTTTGTTGCTAAGGCAACCGAGGGCCTTAGGGCAACAATACTTGAAGGAATTGGCGGGTTAATTATGACTATTCCGCGATTACTGGGTCATCTCTTTCAAATATTGCCTCCTTTCGCGCAAGAATTAATTAAGAGGGTTTTAGGCAAGGGCAAGGAAATGTTTTCGGGTTTAGCCGCCTTAGGGTCTGGTGTAACTTCACCTGTTGTTGATACACAAACACCTGCAGTTAATACGATACAGCAGACCAATAATGCGTTAGGTGGCGCGACTAAAGGCAGCAAAGACAAAGGTAAGGACAAACTTACAGAACGGGAAAAGCAATTAGAGGCTGCAGCTAAGTTGACCCAGCAGCTTGAACGTCAAAATGAGTTAGATGCTTTAGGGACTGAAGAGGCTCGCAAGTTAAAAAAACTTGAGTTTGCCAAGTTAGACATTAAGCAAAAGTTCCCTAAACTTACGAACGAAGAAGTGCAGGCAATTCAAGACCTTTTGCAAGAAAATCACAACATCATAGAAGCAAAGAAAGCGCAGAAAGAGCTAGATGAAAAGGCAACTGCAGACGCTAAAAAACTTGTAGAGTTTTATGAGCAAATTGGGCAGACGATTCAGTCTGGCCTTGTCCAAGGCATTCAAGACGCAATCACCGGTAGTAAGTCGCTTGGCGAGTCTCTGTCCGGCATCCTCAAGCAGCTTGGTGGAATGTTCCTTAGTAGAGGTATCGGCAGCTTTGGCAGTGGTGACAAAGCAGGAACAGGACTTCTTGGTGCTCTTTTTAAGAAAAGAGCGGCAGGTGGATACGTCACCAGTCCTGAAATCGCTCAGATTGGTGAGGGTGGTGAGCCTGAATATGTCATCCCTTCTTCAAAGATGAACGAAGCCATGGGGCGTTATTCCCGTGGTGCTCGTGGCGGTGCTGTTATCCCTGACGGTTCTGGCGGTGATGCAGGTGGCGGTATGGCTGGTGGCGGTGGTTCTATTGATGTGAATTACAGCGTGGAACGGATCAATAACGTCAACTACGTCAGTGCTGCTGAGTTTGAACGCGGCATGGCGCAGGCCGCAAAACGAGGCGCTGAGCTTGGCCGCCAAGGTGTTTACAGTGACCTCGTGAACAAGCGCAGTGTTCGTAGCAGGATTGGCGTATGACGATTGAAGCGATAACGACGTTTATTTTTTTCCAAGACGGCTCAGCTGAGAAGGGCACTTTTCAAAACAGCAACACTGCAAGCCCCATAAGCTTTAGCTCAAAAAGCTATGAGTTTTTACCGTTCGTTTATAACGGCGCTACAAAAAGCCTTTCTGGCGACAACCTCGAAAGCACTCTGACGTTTGCCTCAAACGTGCTAACAAGGGAAATAATTCACGAGGCTGCTACTCAGTTTTGGTCTGTTCAGGTTGACACGGTGCTAATGCACCCTGACACGTTTTTACCTGATCGAACGCTGACGACTGAATACTGGATTGCCTCTAGCTTTAACTACAACGTCGAAGGAGTGCAGCTAACCCTGAGCACAGCAATCGACGCAGTTACATCGTCTATCCCAAACAAGGTGTTGCGTTCACAGGACGTTGGTGCTTTGCCTGTTACGGCACGCATCAGCAACGCTTGATTGAGCCGTATCAGCTAATTGGGCTGCCCTATCGGCTTGGCGCAATACCTGAAAAACATGGTGCTGCAGATTGCTTGAGTTTGTCTAAAGCGGTTTTGGCTTGGTACGGAATTAGCTCACCTAATCCGACAACCTCTTGGTACAGAAGGT